TTACGCATCTGCTCCCGTTGTCACGTTATATTTCTTTCCATCTTGGAAAAAATACCGTGTGACGGTATATGTATAATTATCGTCTGCATCAGCAGTCGTGGGATTTGGGACCACTTTCAGACGTTGGTTTCTTCGTGCTGCGGTCATTTCTGTCGAACTAATTGTTTCAGCCATTAGGTAATTCCTTCCACAACATATTCGTCTGTTTGTGCTGTCTTAATAACTTTCGATCCATCGTTGTTCACTGCCCCATAGAAATATGCCTTAGCCATGAAATCAAGCGACCATGTCAACACTCTTTTTGCTGAAAATTCTCCTTCATATTCTTCTTCTTTGTTGACGCCTTGCAACACAATAGGAATATCTCTCTTTATATTTAGATCACTTAATTCATTCAATGTCACCGTAAACTCTGGTGTGAAATGTGGCAAAATCTGTTCAACAATCTGTAATCCATCTTCCATGTTTCGCACCATAATATGTAACGACATAGCGACATCATACGGCACAGGTACAAATACAGGGATCACTTTTCCCGCTTCAGTAGGATGTACCTTCGTATATTGTAATGTCGATCCAAGTTTACGGGTTGCATCATAACTAAATGTCGTAATGTCAAACGCCATACGAGGTAAGGTCGCCTGCACTTTGACATTCAATGTAGGATCAGCTTCTTTTCTCGCAATATATTTCTGTTTCGGTCCATATGATAATGGGACCCGAATTGTTTGTGCAGCTGCCCCACTACTCACTCTGCGTGTAATCTCAATATTATTAAACAAGGTCCCAAATGCGACAATAAGATTACGAATTATGCCATGATAAAAGGTTGTCCCTAACATTAGTAACTCCCAAACGGATTTGATTCCGTAAAGTCAAGAATAGCATCAGCATCAGTTTCAATTTCAACATTCGAGGCTTGTGTATCAGTTGGGAACGTTCCCGCTGCAACAGAAGTGACCGCCCATGATGCACTTGACGAAGCTCCAATAATGTTGGCAATTGAACCCGCAGTTGCCTTAAACACGTTGTTGGCAGATTTTGTTCCACCAATATTGTTGACTCGCAGTATTCTTGTTCCTGATGTCCAACTCACGACCGTCCCTGTGGTCTTCGGTGACGAAATCGTAACCGTTATAGTACCTCCTGTGTACCCTGATCCACCTGCCGTGACGGTAATAGCTGTAATGGCATTGGCACTTACCGTTGCCGTTGCTGTGGCACCTGTTCCACTACCAGAATGAGTAATCGTAACCGTTGGTGCTGCAGCATTATCATCATAATCTACTCCCGCAGAGGTAACTGCAATCGAAGCAACCGAACCACCAGTCACGGTTGCAGTTGCTGTGGCCGCGGCACCAATCACTTGCGAAACAGATTCACCCACCGTAAACGTGCCTGACCCGCCTGCTGTCAAAGTCAAATCAACAACATACGATGACAGACGTTCAATCTCATCAAGTATACCAATATCAGTATCAATCTTTTCATGTGAATACTGATACCTTTCGCATAACATCTCCCACATAGGTAATGTCCCTAGAGGGTGCATCGGTTTTTCATGTTCAACAAACTTAATCTGAAATAAATCTCTTGCCATTGGGAAATAAATCAAGTCTCCTTCGAGTGGTCGATTCATTGTTCCCTGTGTGACTTCTTGAAATCTTCGTGGCGACATAATAAACGTCGCCTCATCACGAATCTCTAATCCAAATCGACTCAAGAAATCACCTTCACCTTCAAACCCTTCAATATTTGCCATATACATTTCAACAAAATAAGATGTACTAAACTTTTCGAGTACATCTTCACCAAGCACCAAATCTTCTTTGACGCTTGTGCGAGGGAGATAATAGACATCATGACCATACAACTTGATTGACTCAATAACTAAATCTTCGAGTAATCGTTGTTCAGTAATGTTGTTATAGTGGTTAAAGTATGTACTGGTTGCCATGCGTTACCCCACCATAAAGTCGGTTGGCAGTTCATACTTCAAACTCATTTGCTCTTGAATCTTATCAATCTCCACTTGTGCTTCTTCAAAAATCTTTGCACCATTGAGTGTCACCCCACCTGGAAGTTGCAATCCTTCGTACTTAGAAAGATTTGACCCCCATTGTCTCTTGATGAGTGCCGTTATATATTCTTTCAAGAACATATCATCAAAGATGTCTGTATAAGTTGTTGAATCGAGTTTCTTCCAACATTCAATAATGATATATTCAGTTCCCACCGTCGCTGTGGCCGCGGCACCTGAACCTCCCCCACCACTAAACGTCACAGCAGGAGGAGTTTTCGATACATAGTTGGTGCCTGCCTCAGTAATCGTAAGTCCTGTGACTACCCCACCTGATACAGTTGCAGTTGCCGTTGCGGTTGTACCTGATGTAGGGGCAGCAATTGAAACGGTTGGCGCAGACGTATATCCTGTTCCACCTGCGGTAACGGTGAGTGCGGTCACAGTAGTCCCACTAAACGACCCAAACTCTGTTGGCCAATCAAGGTCAAGATAGAGTCGATTCTGATGACGATTATAACGAATGGGTTTCTGACCAGATAAGAGCATTTGAATCAGGTTCATATGTTTCTTCACCATATCATAATGCAACATCTGGTTACCCATCCAACCAGAGTTTAACCAATCAAGTCGTGTCTGGTATCGGATGTCAAACATATTGACCGTGGTTTCATCTGTGGGGAAGATCCCTAACACACTCAATACATCATTTGATATGCTAATGTATTCATTGGTGCGATCCACGGTCGTCATTTGGTGTTTAATAAAATCCTTTACGACCCCATCGAAATGATATTCAGAAAAATATTGCAACGCATCATCAAGACGATCCTCGGCTTGGTCATCGTCAACGTTAATTTCGATAACAGGCCAACCGAGTTTACGCTTTGCGTAATCGATTAATGTTGTGCGTGAAGTTGGGGCCGCCATAGTTTACTCCTTCTTACTTCTTTTCTTCCTTTGGTGCCGCAGGAGCATTATTGCTTCCCTTATACGGTTGTCCATTTGCACCATATCGTGTAGTCTCTGCCATGATTGTTCTCCTTGTTTATAGTTAACCTAATGCCATGGCCATCGCCACAGCCTTTGAAGCGCCTTCATTTGCCACTTCAACAATCGTTCCCCCATTGTTTATATAAATCTTTTTATCAGCAACATTAACGGCCACTTCACCATCAGCTAAATCTTGTGCTGTGGGGACGCTTGCTGCACTTGTTGATCGTTTTAATTTAATAACAGTTGGCATAATTAGTATGTCCCACCATCTACGTTAGCCCATTCTGGGGCAGTTGCACCTGAGTTCATCATTAACACCTTTCCAGCGGTACCCTTTGCCAATTTGGCAATAGTTGTACCCCCACTTGCATAAAGTAAATCGCCTCCTGTATAACTTGCAAGTCCTGTACCTCCATAAGCCACACCAACCGTTGTGCCTTGCCACGTCCCAGTTCCAATCGTACCCAATGTGGTGAGTGAGTTTTGACCAGCATAAGTTGCTGATATTTGAATATCATTCGCATTAACCGTAATACCAGTACCCGCAATTGCATTGATCGTATTACCAGATTTCGTTAAACCCGTACCTGCTGTAATTTGTCCTGCACCAGAAAATTGAGAGACCGTTAAGTTGGTCGTGCCTAACGTTGGTGATCCATTATGTGTAAACACATATCCGTTATCAGCATTTGTGCCTTCTTCAACAAACGTAAACGTCCCACCAGTAATCTCTGTAGCAGTATCAGCATCAGTTGCCCGAGTCAAGACCCACGCAGCACTTCCACTTCCTACCGTTGTGATCGTATATATACCATTTTGTACCGCAGAAGCTTGATTTTTTACCAATATACGGTTAGTAGCAATCAACGTCACACTCTGTCCCAACCCTGACGAATTGTTAATACCACCATTAGAATCTTTCGTCAACGTTCCATTACCATTATTATAAGTACACGCATCAAGCGCAGCAGTTGTAGCAATACGACACGAATCTTTGACATCTAATCCCGAAGCAGTCGCATCAACATACGCTTTAATGGATTGTTGCGTTGCTAGATGACTTGCTGAGTTTGATGTCATGTCATCTTCATCTTTGATTGACGTACCACTAATCGCACCATCCAAAACCACAGATGTCATGGTTTTATTTGCTTCCGTCACGGTAAGGTCTTTGTAGTAATCAGTCAACACAGAAACATCCATGCGTTTCAATGTTCCTCCATCACTTACGAACAACTCATCTGTAGCGGCTAACCCACTCGTTAGTGCTGTTTGAGCACTAATCACATCAGTATTCAACATTGATCCTTCAACAGCAGTCGCCGCAATCGTGATCGCACCTGTACTTGCAATCGTGGCATCACCAGACATCGCTTTGTTGTCCCATGAATTTGATCCATCATAAACAAGAATGTGACCTCCAGAAAGAGATGAAACATCGGTATCTGTTAATTCTGACAATGTATCTTTTGTTGCAAGTTGGGTATCAACATACGCTTTAATGGATTGTTGCGTTGCCAATGATGTAGCAGAATCAGACACCATATTATCTTCATCTAAAATCGCATTAACGCCTGCACCACTATTGAGTTTGAATGACTTAAAGATTTTGACTTGTTCACCACCACTATCTGTTGTCGTGAACGTCATATATTCATTAGTACCTTCTTTAATTTCTAAAGCCGCGGCTGCATTATCAGGAAGTAAAATATCACCAGCAGCACCGAAAGCAAGACTTTCAGATGATCCAGTGACTGTAATATTTCCACTTTTCAATACATCCATCTTACTATTACTGTCAGCAATAAGTGCCGAACTCGCCGTCAATGTTCCTGCGGTATGATCGATTATGTCTATGAATTTCTTTCCACCAATGACAATCGTACTGCCCCCAATCGTCCCATAATATAACGTTTGAGTCGCTGACTCCTCAGAATACGCCAACTCACCCTGCGCCAACGATGGTGCAGATGTAGTCGATGAGGAACGTTTAATTTGAATAATATTTGCCATAGTTAAAAGACTCCTCCATTAAATGTTTGATTGTCTTGAGTATTGGTAGCAATCCATGTACTGGTCGCATTATTATATGCAATCACAGACCCTACTCCTTTTGCTGATAAATCGACATCAGGCATCGCTTCTAATCGAGTCTGACTGACATTGACAACTGCTACATTTGGAGTTGATGTACCAGAAACAGTTGATGAAAGTTCTGAACTTTGTGCGAGTGTCGCAATAACGGCCATTGGATTATCCTTTTCTCTCTAGTTTATCTTGTAACATTTGGTGTTATCGTTACCATACCTTCTAATACACGATAGACGGTGGTCCCGTTATCGATTTCAATATCATATACATAGCGGCCATCAGTTACCGCTGCCGTTTGGGTCGCTGTTAAGGAGAGGGTAACTTGGCCAAGTGTCGCAGCCCCTTCAATCGCTGCCGTAAAGTCAGTTTTCGAGTTTGAATAAAAACTCTTTCGCATTTGGGCCCGAGGTGTATACCCTGTGAGATTAAATGCTGTACCATCTGCTTGTTTAACCGTCACCGTTGTGGTAAATGTCGTACCCTGTTCAATCGTAAAGTTCGTAATGGCTGCCATAACCCTACTTCTCCTTCAAATAAAAAACCCCTAACCTTCTATTACTATTTATAAGGTTAGGGGCTTCTAAAATATTCTATTGAATTTTATTTTGTTAGTGTCGTGCTGGGTCGGGTACGCCGTCCGCATCTAGTCGGGAATTAAGTTCGTGAATCAACTCATTGATAAATGAATCGCAATATCCACGATACCCCTTGACGAGATTGCCATTTTTGTCATAGACATCAATCGGCACATCACATTCATGAAGAATGATTGGTGTGCGATCTTTAGTGGCGCAACCGCTGACGAACACGGTGCAACAAATTAGCAATAGGCTTATGGTCAGTTGTTGTAAACGCCTCATCGATTTCCTCATTTCGATCTAAGACACCACTTCGATCTGAAGTGATCCACACTCGTTGAAGAATGGCAAGGACGAGTGGTGCAAATGCACCAATCGCTGCCACAATATCAAAACCAAACATTGGTTATTTCTTTCCAGTAACTTTATCGAGTTTGTGTCCGAGGCCTAGCATACCTAAACCACCAACAACAAACCCTGCGGCCACATCAACACCATGTGTGGTACCAATATAGCCTCCGATTCCCCATATGATGCTACTAATCGCAGCAACCCATGTTTTCCATCCGTGCATAATATCCTCCGTTTTAGTGTTTCAAACTTCACTTCAAAAACTTAATGCTTGCCCCAAAACAACCAGGCAATAAACCCAAACGAAATCAAACCGGCAAGACCGGCGTTTCCGAGGGTCGACACAACGTTGACAATGTTGCTCACGACATCTACGCCATAGAAGGGTACACCCTTCGTACCAAACACCACTTGCAATACGATTCCAAGGGCGACTAGTACAACGCCGACATCAACAACAGAGCCTAACCATTTCTTAACTGCGTCCATGGTATTCCTCCATTATAGGTGAATAAAGTCACAGATTCCATTACGACATCTGTGATCGGTATATTTATGATTGTTTATTCTTCTAATTTTGTAATTTTACTGCCATCTGCCGTTCTTCTTCGGCAAGATGCTCTTCCCATCGTTTCTTGACGGCATCAGTATGGACGGCCTGACAGACCTTTTGCACTTCGGGGTCTTCGTGGCTGATGTCTGAATCAGGATGGACGACATAACGGTGGAATTTCCGAGATAACTCCTCGCCGTCTTCATACACCACTGTGGCTTGCCGTACTTGTACCGCTTTGTGTTCCCCAACCACTTCAATCTTATCAATTACAATGTCTTTTGTGAGTGCCATGAAATTCTCCTTAGGCTGTCATGTAGGTACATGAGTAAGCAATACTTGTATCGTTAGTAATAGCATCTGTTGGCGTACCATAATCATTGTTAAGTGCTCTATGCCCTCCAGCACTACCACTCGCTGGATGTTCCATCGCTATGACCAGTGATGCACCACCTCCAAATTGAAAGTCTGGCCCGATATAACCAGAACTAACGGCCATTTGTTCAACTCTAGACACACCGCAATGCCCACCATCTGCTCCCGAACCCATATTGGCAAAGGGAAACCCACCCAGAGCAACATAATTACCACTTATCGTTCCTTTATTAGAAAGCGTAACATATCCGTGAAGAGCGACTAATCTGCCAACTTTAGTATAGGCCCCAAATTGGTTAGAATAAGATTGACCAGATGCTCCAGCTTGTCCTTGAATCGTAGGAGTAAAGGTTCCTTCCTCATAATCATCCAAGCGATTTGCAGCTACATCTGAAGTATTTCCTAATACAATTCCATGTGCAGCATTACTTGGAAACAAATTACCATTAGCATTTAGACTCCACTTTTTTGAATTATTTGCCATAAAGTCTAATTGATGATTAGAAAGAGTTCCAATCTTGCCATGTGCAGTATCCGCTTGCATATAAATCGATGTATTCTGTGAGGTATTTTCTACAAGAAGTAAGTTGCCCGTACCAGCATCAGATACAGTTAGTTTTTGACTAGGAGCAGTCGTTCCAATCCCCACCTTGCCATCAGCAGCAATAATCATCCGTTCCGTACCAGCCGTATCGAAACGAATTTTATTTTCGTCAGCAGATTCTTCGACTTGGATTTTGGTATTATTATCAGCATCTTTAAGTGCAGCAATCGCCGCTGTCTTAAAGTTTGCCCGTGTGATTTTTCTCAACACACTCGCTGAGGTATCATACATGAGGATCACATCATCATCAGCGACAGTCGTTTCTGCGGTGTGTCCTGTAATCGAACTGGGGGCTAATTTAGTATTGGTGACCGAAGAGTCTGCGGGTGCTGATTCCCACACAGGAGGACCAACATGCACAACATAAAATGCAATCCCATTCGTAGGCGCTGCCGTAAAGGTGATTTGTTTTTCGATATTATTCCCTGTGCCACCAATCGTATAGGCAGTTGTGGGTTGTTGACGAACATTATCAATAAAGACTTCAATATCCGCAGGATCACCACCAACGACACGGCGTGTCAAGGTATAGGGCCCAGCACCAGCATTGACGGTAAATGTTTCTACCATCCGTCCTGGGGCTTGTAAATCTGGCCAATTTGCACCAATGTATGCCATTTGGTAACTCCTTTCTCGTTTATAATACTTATACTTCTATTTATATCTTAGTCAAACTCACAAATGCGGGATCAACTTCTTCCAAAGGATCCACAGGCCATCCCCCTGTCACCATATTCACATTATGTTGATTCGTTTCAGTCTCAGGACCATACGTCACATTCCCGTCTTCATCATAATGGGCGACTTTGCGAATATATTCATGAGGAACAGCTTCATACGCCTGAATTGCCGCAAGTGTAGTCAACGCATCAATCTCGGTTTCTTTCGTATTCGAGGCTGTACGGACTGCGGTACGATAATCTTTGACATCTTTCGGTTCAGCAGTTCCCCCTTCTAACTCACGAATGACCATCCAATCTGTCCCAGCGAGTTTTGATGCCGCAATAGATTTCACACTATCTTTCATATTGATTTTTAGCGCATCTACATCACGATTTGTTTTGGCATAGGTCCCTACAACTTCATCACCAGTATCTTGATAAGACACTTCCCCCGTCCAATAGTATCGGGTATCAGGTTGTACTTCACGATAGGGTTTAATATTCAGCGTAGCGAGCTCTTCTTTACTCCATAACGTAAAAATATTCGCAGGGTATAGGATATCATTCACCGTAATCGCTCGTCCTGTTTTATACACTTGTTTTGTTACAGTATTGATCCACATAGTTATTCTAACTCCTTTTTTTATCGAGCATTAGCATATTTCATTGGATATTCGGCAAAGGCCAAATAGATGTAGGTCCGTCCACTCCCATTGCCGTGTTCATGATTGGATGTGCGTAATTTGAATCCGTTGGAAAGAATATCTGCCCAAGCAGAGGCTGCACCCGTGTCTGCACCGTTCTCGCCATGGTTCAGATTGGCAGCTAAGTGGTTCCAAGTGGCATTGTTATAGGTATTACGAATTACATCGTGTATCACCCAATCATAGCTGCTTGTAGACGTCTCTTTATGCATCACGTAGGCGGGGCGAAATCCTGTATAGATAAACGGCCCATCGGCCAGACCAGTACCTGCGTACGATCCAAACTTTGAGAAGCCATCAACATCATGGAAGCAATACATAATGTAATTATCACCATTTTCATTGATTTCAGAATTATTTGCTCCCATCGTTACCAGCGTGGAACTC